CGATGGCTGAACTGGGGGAGCGGTTGTCGTGCAGCCGCCAGTACGTCTCGGACGTGGAGCGTGGTCGGTGCGAGCCGTCTGTTTCGACGCTGGTGGAGTTCGCTCGGGCTCTTGGGGTTCTGCCGTCCGTGCTGCTGTCGGAGGCTCTCCAGGAGGAATGGTCGGGGTGGTGGGGTCCGGTTCTGGACGAGCTGGAGGACGTGACTCCTGCTTCGGAGCCGTTGTCGGACTACGACCTGGGTGTGGCGGCTGGGTACTCGGATGCGCTGCTGGATGCGTCTGAGGCTCTGGACCGTCATGTACTTGCCTGGCGCAAGGACGTGTGGACGGGCGATTGCCTGCCGTCGTCGTGATGCGCTGTCCCCGCTGCTGTCGCTCGTACCGGAACAGGGTCTGGTGTCCTGCTGACGGCGTGCGGTTGGTGGTGGCTGGGTGGGCTCGATGACGCTCCCTGAGTCGCTTCGGGACTGGCCGGAGGACGCCGTTGAGGCGTACCGTGAGCGTGTGGCGATCATGGTGGTTGACGGCGAGATGCCGGAGAAGGAGGCTCGCGTGCTGGCCCAGGTTCGTGTTCGGATGGAGTGGTCGGGGCGGAAGGAGCAGCGTCGTGGCTGATGATCTGCCGAAGGACGCGCGCCGTGGGCGCGACGGGAAGAATCCGAACTCGGTGCTGAAGCGTCTTGTGGGCGCTGCGGTGGCTGAGAAGAAGGAGGGGTTCGGGCTGGAGCCGAAGCTGGCTCGGCGTCTGGACAAGCAGTTCGGGCTGGCGTCGGGTGTGACGCAGAAGCTCTACGACCGTGGCGACCCGGACTTCTGGACCTCGCTGGAGACGACGCAGAAGGCTCTGGCGGCGGGATTCGCCCAGGTGTCCGCGAAGGCGCTGGGGGAGCTGGACAGCCGGCTGAACGACCCTGAGATCCGCGCCGCGATGAAGGACGAGACGCTGCTGAAGGTGGCGTCGGCTGGTCTGGACCGCGTGCTGGCGGTGGACGGGCAGTTGCGGCTGAAGGACTCGGCGGGCAAGGAGATCATCGTCGTGCAGCCCGAGAACTGCTGATGGCTGGGCGTCCAAAGAGCCGCGGGGACGACGCCCGCCCCGGTGGCCTGGACATCCAGGGTCCGCTGCTGCGGAACCTCAAGGAGCGCCCGTTCCCGCCGTCAGAGGCGTTCTACCGCGACCCGTCCCGGGACACGTTCGCGTTCTGCGGCGTCCGTGCCGGCAAGTCGTACATGGGGGCTGAGAAGGCGGCGGCGCGGATCGTGATGGAGACCGTCAAGGCGTTGACGGCGGGGTGCGACTGGAAGCCGATCGGCAAGGAGCCGAAGGCGAGCAAGGACAAGCCCCGGGTGACGTTCTGGGTCGTGGCTCCGACGATGAGCCTGACCACGCTGTCCTGGGCGATGTTCCGGTCGGTGTTGCAGCGTGTGGCCCCGCTGATCATCTCCGAGGTGGACGGTGAGATCTGGCTCGAGGGCGGTTGTCTGATCCAGCGCAAGACCGGCTTCGACGAGACGCAGCTTCAGGGCGCTGCGGTCAGCGGCGTGTGGGCCGACGAGATCGCGACGCTGCCCTACGCCTCGTACTTGCAGATTCGGAACCGTCTGTCGGACAAGGAGGGGTGGCTGATCGGCACCGGCTCCCCGCGTCCCGATTCCTGGGCGAAGCCGACGCTGTGGGACGCCAGGGACTTCCTCGAGGACACCGGAATCCACCATTGGACCACGGAGCAGAATCCCTGGTATCCGCGGAAGGAGCTGGAGCGCATGCGCGCGATGCTCCCCGAGCGGTGGTTCAAGCGCGACTTCATGGCGTCCTGGGACACGTTCGAGGGGCTGGTCTACCAGTCGTTCGATCCGCTGATCCACATCATCGAGCCCGACCTGATCCCCGATGAGGACATGCGGTGGTGGGGCGGCCAGGACTGGGGCTGGGCGTCGCCTGGCTGCTTCCTGCTGATCGGCCAGCACGTCCCAACCGGGGCGATCTACGTCGTGGACGAGATCTACGCCGACCGCCTGCCGACGCACGTCGAGGGGCCTGGGGAGTCGTGGGTGCGGCGTGTCGGTCCGATCCACGAACACCGCGGGCTCGTGACGGTGTACTGCGACGTCAGCAAGGGCACGCAGGACGTGTTCCACTACCGGAAGGCCGGCATCCCGGCCCGGGTGACGAAGAAGGGCAGCGGCAGCGTCATCGACGGCATCAAGACCGTGGAGCGGCTGCTGATCCCGCACCCCGAGACGGGGGTGCCGCAGCTTCGGATCTCGTCGGCGTGTCGGAACCTGATCCGCGAGGTCCGCTCCTACGTCTACGTCTGCGACGACGAGGGCAACGTGCGGGACCGGATCGACGCTTCCTGTGCAGATCACGCCCTTGATGCGCTCCGATACGGCATCATCGGAGAGTTCGAGCGCTCGGAGGCCGGGTTTGGGGCCGAGGAGTCGAAGCGTGGGATCAAGCCTCTTGGCGAGTGGACGATCCACGACTTCAAGGCGCACCAGCGGCGGCAGGACCGTCTGACGAAGAAGCTCAAGCGAAACAGGTTCTGAGATGGCGATTCGACACAGGCAGGTTCGCGACGACGAGATCGAGGGCTGGAAGAAGGCGTTTCGCGCGTCGATCGCGGAGATGGCCCCGCACGAGCGGTTCTGGTCGGGGATCTTGCGCGAGTACCAGGGCAAGCCGGGGTGGATGGACCAGACGGAGCAGTTCAGCCCGGACCAGACGGTCCCAACCGACCGGCCCTGGATCAACTACCTGCTGTCGCAGTCGCAGACGATCATCGCGTCGATGATGCCCCGGTCCCCGATGTTCTCGTTCGCCCCGACGCAGCGCGAGCAGCTCGGCCAGCAGCGGGTGATGGGCGCTGCCGGTAACTACTTCTGGCGGCGGAACGGCTCGACCCGCGTGGCCCGCGAGTGTCTGCTGGACGCCCTTCTGTGCGGTCACGGCATCGCGAAGGTGGGCTGGGACAGCAAGGACTCGGTGGCGGCGTTCAAGAGCCCGGACTACGAGACGGGGCAGGACGGCGACCCGGGCGAGCTGGCGACCCTGCCCTCGCCGGTCCGCGTGCAGATCGAACGTGCGCTCCGCGAGGAGGACGTCGGCTTCACGTCGGACAACGCGCTTCCGTACCTGCGGCGCGTCCCGCCGTGGGACCTGCTTCGGCCTGCCGGGTTCGCGAACCTCCGCGATTGCCCCTGGGTCATGGAGCGGTACACGGTGCTGCTCGAGGACGTGCGGCGTTCACCCCTGTTTCGGCTTCCGCCTGGGATCGAGGCCGACGCTCACATCCAGTCGATGCCGATGGCGCAGGAGCAGGCGACGGACTCGATTCGGCAGCATCTGAGCGAGCCCGACGCGGTGACGATCTACGAGCTGCACCACTGGGTCGATCGCAGCGGCACCCGGTCCAGGTACACGACCTACTTCTGGGCTCCGAACTCGGCCCCTGACGGCATGGTGATGATCGGCTCGGTGGAGGACGGGCTGACGATGCCGGGCTGGTCCTACGACGTCCTGCGGTTCGTGGACGTGCCCGGCGACTTCTTCAGCACCAGCGTCTCGGACCTGGCGTCGATCCGCGAGATCGGCACTCGGCTGAACGACGAGATCGCGTACATCTTGCGCCAGCACCGGACGAACAGCCGCCGCAAGGGGCTGATGGCGGCTGGGCTGGCCGACGAGGAGAAGCTCCGCGACTTCATGGAGTCGGACGAGGAGTCGGCGGTCCTGCCGGTCAACGCGGACAACGTGCGCGACGCCTTCTTCGTGCTTCCGGAGATGAAGCCTCCCGGCGACACGGACCTGGTGCTGACGGTGCTGCGGCAGGCGATGATGGAGATCGGCTCCATCGACGGCGCGCAGCGCGGCGCGGTCAACGCCTCCACGACGGCGACGGCTGCTCGGATCGCGGACAGCGGCACGAAGGCCCGGATGAGCGTCCGTCAGGAGACGTTCGCGGAGTGGCTCCAGAGCGTCATGGACAAGCAGATGGCGATCTTCCGCCAGATGAGCACGTCCGTTCAGCAGGTCCGCATCGCTGGTCCGCAGGGGCCGGAGTTCCTCGACTTCAACCCGCAGGAGATCAGCGGTCGCTTCGACGTCGAGGTCGTCGTGTCCTCGATGATCCCCCGCGACCCGGCAGGGCAGCAGGAGCAGTTGATCTCGCTGGTGGCGGCGATCAACCTCGTGGTGCAGAACTTCGTCCCCGCCGTCCAGGTCGGGATCTTGCCGCCCGAGATGATCAAGAACACGATCGAGCGGATCTTCGACATCTACGGCGAGAACCCCGAGGCGTTCATGGGGCCGATCGGAGACGTCGCCGGTCAGTTGATGGACGGCGTGCGTCGCCCGTCGCCGGTCAGCGCGAGCGGCGGGCAGGCCGGTCCTGACACCCCGCAGCCGCAGCCCGGCCCGCCTGGGGTTGGAGGTATCTGATGGCCCTGTACGACTTCCGATGCGCCGAGGAGACGCGGTGCAGCCACCGCTGGACGGTTCGGATGAACATGCGGGAGAACTTGAACCAGGCGAGGCTCGGCTTCCCTGGCGTCGAGTGCCCGATGTGCGGACGGAACCAGCCGATCCGCGTGATCAAGCCCGAGACGCTGCTGGTGGACTGCTTCAGCGTCGTCAACGGGACGTTCGACTCCAGCGACAAGCGGCACCCCCCTGAGATGGACGGGCTCCAGTACGGGAACCGTCGCGAGTGGGACAAGACCCGCGAGGCGTGGGGGATCGCGAGCAAGGGCGAGATCGACCCGATTGAGAGGCGGTCCGATACGCTGGGCGGGGCGAAGAAGAAGTCGGTCGCGAAGGTCACGCGGCAGGTGATCGGCGTGCTCAAGACGGCGAACACGCCTCTGGACTGGATCACGATCGCGGACTCCTGCGACGCCGCCAGCCGCGGCGACGTGAAGAACGCGCTGATGGCCGCGGCGAAGAAGGGGTTGCTGACCAGGACGAAGCCCGGCGTCTACGCATTGCCCTCTGTCGCTGCACGATCGGCGGCGAAATGAAAACGAACGCTTTTCAACCGCCGCTGTGCGCGTGTAGGGTTTCAGCATGAAATCCGAAGCCGACGCCGGCTCTGCTGAACTGGACTCCACGGCCGACGACTCGTCGGAGCAGGAGGTCATGGACCTGTACGGGTCCGTTGACCAGATGCTCTCCGAGATCGAGGACGAGGACGAGGGCGACGCGGACCCGGAAGCCGAGGGGACGGAGGACGGCGATGAGCCGTCCGACGAGGACGAAGGCGACGAGCCCGAGTCCGTCCAGCCAGCCGCGACCACGGCCGCTGACGCGAAGATCGAACGCCTGGAGGCGCAGATCGGGTCGTTGACCGCCGCGATCGAGGGGCTGTTGAAGGCGCAGGCCGAGAAGCCTGCTCCGAAGCCGGTTCCTGTCGAGGACACCGAGGAGCCCCCCGAGGGCGCCACGGCTCGCGAGCTGGTCAGCTTCTACGCGAAGCAGGCGGCGCGCGAGGAGGCTCGCAAGACGGTCGATGAGGGCATGGCCCCTCTGAGGCCGGCCCTGGAGCAGCGGAAGTTCCTCGACACGATGGCGAGTTCCTACGAGGCCCTGCTGACGGCGGGTGAACTCGGCCAGGAGTTCGGCAACAAGGAGGCGGCGTCTCTGCTGGGCGTGATCATCGAGAACGACGCGGACCTCCTCGACATCGCCCGCCAGAATCCGAAGCAGGCTCTGAGGCTCGCCTCTCGCTCTGCGCTGGATCAACTGGCGAAGGCTCGCGAACAGAAGCGAGCCGCCGCAACCGCAACCTCGGCCCCTCGCTCTCGCGCGAATGGGTCATCTCCCGGCAGTCGCCGGGCTCTCTCCGCGCTGGACATCGCGAACGCCGCCCTGGCCGAAGCGAAGCGCGGAGCGTGAAGGAGTAGACGATGCCCGCGAACACGATTTCGAGCCTCCCGCTGACCCGGGTGTTCTCGACCACGGCCCCGAAGATCCTCCCCGAAGTCAGCTTCGAGCTGTCGCAGTCGAACCCGCTCCTGGCCTGGATGTACCAGCAGGGCGCGGTCAAGTACGGCGGCACCGGCGCCGACTACCGCATCCCGGTCGCCATCACGGACAGCGCGAACGTCGGCTCGCACGGCGAGTTCGGCACGTTCAGCGTGACCCCCGAGGACGGCCCGGACACGGCCCGCTGGGACTACGCGACCCACCAGGGCCGCACCCGGGCGCACTTCCTGCTCTCCAAGGACGAGATGGCGAAGAACGCCAAGACCGGCGCGCAGGTCGTCTCGCTCCTGAACAGCAAGATGGCGATCATGAAGGAGGCGCTCGGCAACGACATCGCGCGCCAGATGTACGCCGCCTCGCAGGCGTCGAACGAGATGCTGCCGCTCGGGCTCATCGTCCCGAACACCGCGGAGGCGTCGCAGACGACCACCACGGCCGGCATCAGCCGCTCGACCTACTCCAAGTGGCGCTCGCGCCAGGCGACGATCTCGACGTTCAACACGGACGGCGAGGAGAAGTGGTCGGAGGTCGTGCTCCAGTGCTCGCTGCGCGGGCGCTCCCGCCCCGACATCATGACGACCGACCAGGACGTCTACCTGCTGTACGACAAGTACGTCGCGCCGTCGCAGAAGGACCAGGACCTGACCCTCGGCAACCTGGGCTTCGAGAACCTGCTGTTCCGCGGCATCCCGGTCTGCTTCGAGGCCGAACTCGAGGGCTCGGGCCTCACCTACGTCCTGACCACGACCGGCAAGCGCCGGCCGACCAACGGCCAGTTCAGCATGAAGAAGGAGCACTTCGAGGTCCCGGGCAAGAACCCGATGATCGCGGGGAACCTCAAGTCGGCGGTGGGCCTGCACCTGTGCGTGCTCCCCGACCACGACTTCGTGCTGGAGGGGCCGTACGACCTCGGCCACCAGATGGCCGCGATGCAGTGGAACTACGCCTTCAGCGGCTTCCTCGCCACCGGGTCGCTCTCGCGCCTCGGCGTCGTCGGCTTCTCGGGCACCGTCGAGTAACTCGGAACAGGACTAGGAGCACATCATGGCTTTCAACTTCGCTGGCGGTTCCGCCGCCACCCTCAAGATCCCCGCCAAGCTCGTCGCCGCAGGCAACGTTGGCGACGTGGTGATGATCGACCTCACGAACGCCGCCGCCCGCGACGGCTACTTCGCTATCCAGCCGCAGACGGATCTGCCCGAGGAGTCCTTCACCGTGAAGGGCGTCATCCTCGGGCCGGCCGGCCACTCGTTCCTCGCGAACGCCGAGGTCCTGATCGGGGTCTTCGGCTACTTCCCGACCGTCGCGGTCGAGTCGACGCAGGACATCGCCATCGGGGACCTCCTGTACCCGGTGGACGCGAAGGACTACCTGGTCACGGCGTCGGCGCAGCCCTCGCTCTCCGCGCTCACCGACTCGTCGGGCGGTACGGCGGGCACGACCATCGCGGCGATCGGCGGGACCTACGACCAGGACGAGGTCCGCAACGCCGTGGCGACGCTCGCCAAGGCGGTCAACGGCATCCTCGTCCACATGAAGTCGGTCGGCGTCGCTCTCGAGGCCCGCGACACCAACGACGAGGGCACGATCGCCGCCTTCATCAAGAGCCTGTAGGAGTACACGATGGCGTCCAAGCCGAGCATCACCCGCTACGACCTGAAGGCGGCTCGGAGCACGCTTCTGAAGCGGGCCGAGGCGCACATCGGGGCAGTCAGCGCCAGCGACGACGTGCTGTTCGCGTTCCCGCACTCCAACGTCCGCATTGTCAACGCGGGGCTCGTCAGTTCCACGTCGGACGCGGTGGACGCCTCGGACTACTGGAGCGTGCAGCTCGTGGACAAGGGCACGGACGGCTCGGAGACGGTCAACCTCCTGTCGTCCGCGTTCAGCAACGCGACGGGCGGCACGGCCATCACGGGGTACGTCCCCTGGGAGGCCGTGCCCGACCAGAACCGGGAACTGGAGAAGGGGTCCGTCCTGATCTTTCAGATCACGAAGGCCGCTTCCGCGACCGCCCTGGCCGACGTGTCCGTGTTCGTGGAGTACCAGGAGGACTTCTAGCCTTCTGAGGGAGCCGCATGGAACTTGCAGACGCGAGGCAGCGGCTTCGTGACCGGCTCGAGGACGAGTCCGTCACCGACGCGAAGCTGGACGTGTACCTGAACGACGCCGCGCAGGAGCTGGGGCAGGCCTTCGATTGGCCCTGGCTCCTGCGCGAGTTCAGCCTCTCCACGCGAGGGGTCTACACGTCCGCTGACGCCACCTTCACCAAGGGCAGCCGGGTCGTCTCGCTCGGCGGCGCTCTGTCGTCCACCCCGTTCGGCCACACGATGATCGCCAACAACCGCGTGATGCGGGTGGCGAACGTGGAGTCGTCCGCGACGAAGATCCACCTTGAATCGACGTGGCCCGACCCGGACGGGACCTACGACGTGACGTTCCTGAACGACGAGATCGCCCTCCCCCGGGGGGTCAAGTCGGTGCAGATGCTGGTCATGCACGACGCATCGACGGTGCCGCAGGACCTGACGTCGCTCACGGCCCAGGAAATGCGCTGGCTTCAGCAGGACACGACCGGCACCCCGGCGCAGTTCTCGACCTACCGGCGCGCGACGCTCCCCGCCCCGCAGGAGGCCCCGACGTATGCGACGGGCGGCACCGGGCTCACCGGGGTCTACAAGTACTGGCAGACGTACTGGGACCCGGCGACGGGCGGCGAATCGCGGCTGTCCCCCGCGCTGACGACGACCTCCCTGTCGAACGTGACGGTGACGCTGACCCCTGACACGCGCCAGGACTTCGGCGTGCGCTTCTACCGCTCCCGGGCGGGCGGCAGCACGCCGTACTTCCTCTCGGAGCAGACGAGCCCGACCGCGACCTACCAGGACAATCGCGGCGACGACTACCTGGGCGACCGCGTGACGGACGAGCCGCAGCAGCTCTACGTTCGGCTTCACCCCGTCCCCGATGCCGTCTACCAGATCACGGCTCACGCGATCATCCTGCCGCCCGCCATGAAGGCCGACACCGACACCCAGCCGTTCCCCGAGGAGGACGTCCCGACGTGGCTCCGCGGGGCTGAAGCGGTCGCGCTGCGTGCGACGAAGGAGTGGCAGGCGGCAGCGCTGGCGAAGCAGGATTTCATGGCTGGCATCGCGTCGATGAAGCAGCGCCACGTCCAGAACAGGGTGCGGCCCTGGATCATGGGCGGGAGTTCCCGGCGCCCCCGGCGCATGGTCATCGACGTGACGACGAGTTGAACATGGCCGGAAGCGCGGGGCACCAGCGGCAGTTCTTCCCGGCGCACACCGCTGGCCTGGACACCCGCGTCTGGCAGCGGGATGGGTCGAGCACTCGGATCTCGGGCGCCGTGTTCACGAACCGCGGCGAAGTCGCCCGGACGCCCGGCATCGTCCCGCTGACGGACTGGGGTGACGCTGGGATTCCGTTCACGACCGCGATCGACTCGATGGCAGTGTTCCACCGGAACGGCGCCCTCGAGCTCGTCATCGCGTACGCGGACAAGATCGCCGTGCTCCAGGGCGAGTCCCTCGGCGGGATCGCGTCGGGTCGAACGAGGGCGCAGCGCCTCCGCGACGGCACGCGCATGATCCAGGTCGGGGACATCCTGATCATCACCAACGGGCGCGATGCGAACATGAAGTGGGACGGCCGGGTGCTGTCGCCGCTTGGGATCTCGTCGCCGCCTTCGGCCCCCGTCGTGTACCTCGGAGAGACGGCAGCGGGCGGGCTCTACACGAACCTGTCGTGGTTGCAGTCGGCCGACGACCACAAGGTCCGCTACTGCCGCACCTGGGTCAACGACCACGGCCAGGAGTCGGAGCCGTCGCCGCCCTCGTCCGAACTGGACACGTCAGAAGCGACCGCGAACTACCGCTATACGATGCTGGTGGTCGGGGATTCGGACACGCCGTCCGACGACGTGATCGAGTCGAACTACTACCGATCGATCGACGGCGGCGCGTGGTACTCCATCCAGAAGATGAAGGGCATCCGTTCGCGGACCTTCTTCGACCACACGGACCCGGATCTGTCCTCGACGGACGTGCTCGCGCCTGTCGGCAGCAACCTGGCCCCGCCGCTGTCCCTGTTCGCGTTCCCGTTCCGTGGTCGCGTGTACTACCGCTCGGTGGCGCACCCCTCGCTGCTGCACTACTCGCGGCTGATCAGCGGCACCCCGGCTCCCGAAGCCGTGTCGTCCACGAACCTGCTCGACGTGTCCAGCGGCGACGGCGACGTGGTGACGGCGTGGGCGCACGCGCAGGACTTCGCCGTCGTGTTCAAGCGTCGGTCGATGTTCCAGTTGACACACGACAAGACGGAGACGCCGGTGCTGTCGCCGGTGTTCTCTGGTGTCGGGTGCGTCAGCGACCGCGCCGTGGCGTCCCTGGACGGGCGCGTGTTTTTCCTCGCTGAGTCGGGCGTCTACGCCTTCGACGGCGTGAGCGTGGTTCCGGTGTCGCGCGAGCTGTCGGCGCTGGTCGAGCAGCTTCCGAAGGCGTACCTGGACGACGCCTTCGCGTGGGCGTCGATCGAGGACCGGCGCATCTACTTCTCGGTCGTCAGCAGCGGCTCGTCCAACCGCACGGTGTGGGCGGTCCACGTCGATGCCATCGGCGGCGGTCCCGGGGCGGCGTTCTCGGTGATCGACGATTTCCCGCTGTCCTGCGCGCTCCCGTACAAGCACGAGGTCCTCGTCGGATTCCAGTCCACGGTCGGAGGCACACAGACCTGGGACATCGGCCAATGGGGGAGTAGCGACCAGATCCGCGACGACTCCTTCCAGGGCTCGTTCGACACGAAGTGGATCGACCTCGGCTCCCCAGACCAGGACAAGACGTTCAAGACGTTGGAGATCGTGTACGTCCAGACCGGGAACTACTCGATGACGGTCGAGTGGTTCACCGACTGGGACGACCGCTCCGCAGTCGGCTCGACCACGTTCGCGCTGACGGACCCGGACGCGACGCACTGGGACGACGGGAACTGGGACACTTTCCGGGTGTGGGACGGTGCGCGGACTCGGACGAAGCGCATCCCGATCAGCGACCTCACCGGCAAGTCGGTCCTTTTCCGGCTTTCGACCGCCTCCGGGGCGCTGCCCTGGAAGATCGTCGGTTTCTACCTGGAGTGGGCCGAGCACGGTCGCCGCACCAGGGGGACGGACGCATGAGCGCCCAGCGGCTTCTCCAGCGTGCGCTTCTGGCGGTCGTAGAGGCCGACGTGGGCGTTTCTCTGTTCGCGGCGAAGCGCAGGCCCCTGGAGTCGATCAACAAGGCCCTGCGGAGCGTGGGAGCCCCTCGCGCGCAGGACACGTCGGAGGGTACGCTTCAGCGCGTGGTCCGCGCCTTGGAGAACGCCTGATGCTCTACGCGCCCAGGGCGAAGTTCACGGCCAGCCACGTCGCTGACGCGGACGCGCTGATGCGCGAGTTGAACCGTGCGGAGCGGGCCGTCGCGACGCTGGACCAGAACAACATCGCGTCCTCGCAGGTCCAGCCGTCGATGTCGGTCAAGGCCTCGGCGTCGATGGAGTCGGTGTCGCTGACCCACGACTCGGCGGGCGATCTTCTGCGAACGGCGGTCGCCTCGACGTTCACGCTCCCGACGCCGACCGAGGGCCAGGGCTGGGTCACGGTCGAGGACGGCAGCAGCGCGGCCCTGCTGCTGGAGTTCACGACGCAGGAGACGACGCAGCTCCAGATCATCGGCTCGTTCCAGTTGACCGCCTCGGCTACCGGCACGCCGCACGACTTCCGATGGTCGTCGCGGCTGTCGATCGACGGGGACGACGGGTCCGCTGTGACCACGGTGTCGATGTACGACAGCGGCTCCACGTTCAAGGTCGGCGTGCTCGTTCGGGAGTGGGCCGTCGTCGGCCCTGGCTCGCACCAGATCCGCCTCAAGATCCGCGACTGGCGCGAGAGCGTCGGATCGGCTTCTCCGGTCAGCGTTGCGCTCCAGTGGATCGGCGCGATCGGGTGGACCCGCTGATGGCTGGGCTCACGAACAAGATCTTGCCGGGCGACGCCCTCGACGCGACCGAGGTCCAGGCGAACTTCGATGATCTCGCGTCGATGGCGAACGACGTGCAGGAATGGCAGGTCGAGCGCGGGTCCGTAGACACGCGGCACCTGACCGGGACGTGGCGCGAAGTCGGAGTCGAGACGGACGCCGGGCCGTGGACCGGGCTCTCGGCGTGGACGAAGGTCGTCCCGAGCGGCACGACGAACTGGACCTGCACGAACGGCGAGGCGGTCCTGGCGATCGCGGAGGTCGAGGTTCTCGAGGACGCCAGCGCCAACTGCGACGTGCGGGTCCAGATCTACGTCGGCGGTGCAGGCGTCGCTGAGACGATCCGGCACTTCACGCTTGCCCCCGACGAGCAGCGGGCGATCCAGATCGCCTATCTGTTCGAGGCGTCGGCCTCGACGCACACGATCGAGCTGTACGCGCAGGAGGTCGGCGGCTCTGCCACGTTCAGCGACGCGCAGATCATCGTGACCCGGGTGCATCGATGAGCACGTACACCGCACCGACGATCACCGACGCCTCGCCGCTGTCGGCCTCCGAGATCAACACGGCTCTCGGGCATGGCTCGACCGGGCTGGGCGAGGCGATCAACGGCGCGGTGGACATCAACAACATCTCGTCGGGGAGCATCCTGAAGGCGAAGCACTTCCAGCCCGGGGCCGTGACGCGGGTGTGGGTGGCCGAGTCCTACCCGGGCGACTTCGAGACGCTCTCTCTGGCGCTGTCGGGCGAGCCGTTCGGGGAGAACACGAACGTCTACACGCCGGCCGACACGGCGGTTCGGTTCACGACGCACGCCCAGGCCGACGTGGTGATCTCGGCGTTCATCGACCTGATGAAGTTCAAGCACGAGTGGGGGTCGTCTACGTCGTTCGACGTGTCAGTGACGGCGACGCTCTACATCAACGACACCGGGCTTCGCGGCGTGACGACGACGTGGGGCGTGCTTACGGGCATTGTCCACAGGTCGCTTCCCCTGCGGATCGACGGGTTCTCTGCGTCGGTCCCGGCAGGCACCTACGATGCGTGGCTGCGGCTTGCGTTCACCGTGTCGGGAACGGGCGGCACGCCCCCGGAACTCGTCCAATGCTACTCACTCGGCCGTGGTATTCGTGTTGAGGCGTTCTACAAGTAGGATGGACTGACGATGCCCCTCGACTTCACCACCATCTCCGACCCGCGGCTGGACAGCCGGTTCCGAAGGGAGCTCGGCGCTGAGCTGGCGCAACGCGCGCAGCATCGGATGGCGGTCGCTCGGCAGGCCGTCGCGGAGCAGGAGGGTGGGGCGAACGTCGGGCTGATGGGCGGTCCGGTCCAGCGCGGCGGGATGCTGGGCGACCGGGCACAGGCACAGGCGGGCCAGCAGTCCGCGCTCGGCCAGGCGCTCGGAGGCGTGCAGTCGATCACGGCGCGGGACGAGGCCGACGCGCGTGCCGCCTTCGACCAGGCGCGGCTTCAGGAGCTGCTGCTGGAGAACCAGCGCATCGCGGACACCTTCGCCAACGTCGGCAGCGTCGTCCAGAGCGGTGCGACGCTCGGGATGCAGGCGGGGCAGGCGATCCACGGCGAACAGCAGCGGAAGAAGAAGGAGGCCGACCGTGGCTGAACCGTACAAGAACGTCTCCGCTGAGACGGGGTTCGGGCTCCCGCACGCCGGCAGCGAGCCGGGGGAGGGGTTCACTGCCGACGCCGGCTTCGGGGTGCAGCAGGTCGGCGGGCGCCCGCTGACGATGCAGGAGAAGTACGAGCGATTCGTGCTTCCGCAGGAGCAGTCGCGGCTGTCGTCGTTCCTCCGGGACCGGCAGACGCTGGGCGTGAACCAGCAGGTCGCGCAGAGCGGGCGGAACGACGAACTGAGCCGCCGCCTCGGGATCGCAGGGACCGCGCAGGGGGCGGCTCTCGGCTCCGCGCTCTCCAGCAGTTCGCAGGAAGCGCAGGCCCGGTCGTCGGAGCGTGCTCGGGCTCAGTTCGATGAAGACATCCAGGGCTTCCGAGCCAGCGAGTTGAAAAGACTCGCGACGCCCCGACAGAAGACGACGGATGCTGAAACCTTCAACAAGATCTTCCAGATGGCGATGGAGATCGTCGGGACCGGCGCGAGCGCCGCTGCTGGTGGCGGTGGGTCCTCGGTGCCGAAGATCAACGTCCAAGGCGACCCTTCGCAGCGCAGCGGCTTCGTGGAGGGCCAGTCCTTCGGCGGGGCCGGCGCTGGCGGCAGCGGGCTCGACACGCTCTCCAGCACGCTCGCGCAGCGTGTCGGCGGCGGCGGCGTCGGGCGCGTCGAGACGGAAGAAGAACGCCGTCGTCGGCTGGGAGTCGTCTGATGCCGGTCGTCAGCCCTGGCGGATACGTCGATCCGGGCGCGCAGAAGCGCGACGTGGTGGGCGCTGGGATCGCGGAAGTGTTCCAGGGGATCGTCCGCGGCATGCAGATGGGCCAGCAGCTCGCGGCCCAGCAGCAGCAGATGGAAATCCAGCGTCAGGTCGCGGACCGGCAGGAACTCGACTTCGCGCGCAACCTCGCCCTCGAGGACGCCGGTGTCGCTGCGATGCTGGACCCTCTGGAGCCCCTGAACCTGGGCGGCGTGCTCGGGACCGCCGCGACCCAGCGCAAGAGCAGGGGTGTGACATCTGCCGCCCCTCCGCAGGAGATGC